TGGTATTCTAGCATTTGAGAATATTGTTCTGTCAGGGGCGTTAGGTGTAAGATTTGGATTGACTTGTTGCCCTAAAGGGGTTGGTGTCGGATTTGGTGTTGCCGGATTTGGTGTTGTCTGATTTGTTGTTGATACAAATGGGATTCCTGCCGTTGGGAATAATACTCCGATTTTATCCAACGCCTCAGATATCTTCGCTTTGACTTCTTTACCTTGGTTGGTCTCAAAATCTTTTTGTTGTTGTTCATTTCTAATTCTTGGCCAAACTCTTTTATAATAGTTATACATTGAATCAACCGTAGGTATGAAAGAATTCGCAGACACTGTTACAAACTGATTGTTTACACAAGATTGATCCAAACTATCACACATAAATTTTATGAACTTTTCCAAACTATCAAATCTTGCAAAAGGTTTAGATTGATTACCTTTATCTGTTCCTATATTCACACAACAGAATTGTTTCTCAAAATATACATCAGACTTAGGACCCCAATCTATTTGTAAGTTTACGTTAGTATAGTTGTTTCCAAATGATTTCATTTGTTCTGATGCCGCTGAAGAAACATAACTGAACACGAAAACCGCCATCGCAAGTTGTGATCTAAGTTTTTGGTCTGAAGACGAACTTTGTAAATTTGTACTAAGGGCACTAACAAAAGATTGTAAGGTAACCGTAGTCTCATTTGCTGCAATTGCAGTGTAACCCTTTTGGTATCTTGTAACTCCTGATGTTACAGATTCTTGGCAACTGTTTTGAGCATCGTTGGCTTTCTTACTTGTTTGATTGATATCACCCACGTTAGGTTTAACTGTGGCTGTTTTCAAGTCTGTGGTTACCAACTTTTGTAACAAGTTCTTATTCAAACTTATTAGATAGTTATTCGGTCTGATACTTGCAAATACACGTTGTCTAACTCCAGTGAAGGATGTTTGGAAAACACCTGGTGTAATCGTATGTTCAACTGATGTAATCAAATATGCCCCATTGAACATGGGAACGTGATTCAAACAGAAATACATTGTTGGTTGTATCAATGCGTTACCTAAACTAACAACATTACAAGCATAACTTCTCTCATTGTATATGTTGAGTAATGACACATTCGAAGATGCAACGTCCCTACCTGAGGCTTGGTTTGCCAAGTTGTTTACGGCAATCAAACTTTCAGAAGTTGCCTTACCAATATCTTGTGATACAGAAAAAGATGTGAAAACGTTTTGATTTCTGATACCCATATCAACATTGAATCCAACACATCTGTTTGATAAAGCGTAGTTAGTTTTATCTCCATCATTTGTGATAAGTGGGTTACTGGTTACACTGTTACAATTGAATCCGTCGTTTTTGTATCTGAAGTCTTGGTTTCTACCTAAATCGGGATAGTTGGAAGGTTTCTCAGAATAGAAACATACCAACTTAGGTTGAGAGTTTCTATAATCAACACTTAAGAATGTCCCCCAAAGATTGTTCGCAAAATCTGCGGAGTTCTCAGTCTTAGGGACAGGATTTTTTCCATCAGGTGTCTGAATATTATAGAAGTTTACATATGCCGGTAGTGGCATTACAGAGAAATTGTTTTCAACCAATATTCCTGATATCATGGTGTAAACACTCGCATCCACATTTAAGTTTCTCAATCTATTCTTAACTGAAAAAATATCTACCAATATACTGTCTCCAACGTTCCTAGATGCTCTGTCAACAAATAAGAAATCTTGAAGAAGTGTCTCTTCATTGTAGGCGTTTCCTGCAATCCATTTGTCATTGATTGCTTTGAAGTTCTCATATAATTGAGCCTTGATCAAATCCCCTGTGATTGCACTAGTTATCTTACCCTCAACAGGATATGAAACACTTGGTAAACCTTTCTGAAGATTTTGGAATAAATTATTGAATACGTTTTCATGATACTCCAACATTTGTTCAGAATAGTTTTGAACTAAGTTTTTGAAACTTTCTCCATTGAGTGATGGATTCTTAAGTTTTTGAGTTGCATATATCCTAATTAGGGGAGCACAAATTTGTACGTTATTCTTATTGAATCTAATATTATTATCAACAAAGAAATCCGTTATGTAAGAACCGTTACTTGTGGGTATCATTCTTGGGATTGTAGATGGTCCCATCTGTGTCAACAGTTCTTTCCATGCTTCAGTGTTTGTTTGGTATGATGCGGCGAGTGTGGTTGTCCCTCCACTGGTTGGTAGAGTTCCAGGAATGTATGTTTCAAACTTGAACGGGTCCACCAATTTAAATCCGACGGTTGTATTTGTTTGTGAGGTTGTGTTGTCAACAAACTCATATCCTGTTTCGTAGTCAGGGTTAAAACTATCGAACAATTTCCTATTGTAGTTAGATGGATTACCCATCTTAACCACAACATCATATTCCATGAAATTATTCAGGATTGTTATGATGTTACCAAATTGTTGACTGATGGCACTCTTGAGGTAATCCTGTGTACTTTGTCCAGCCTGTGGTGCATTGATTTCGAAAAATTCTCTCACCATCAACTGAAAGTTTTTCAAATATCTATTCGGATCATTTGTATCAACATTGATTGTTATCTGTGGTTGTCCAGGCCCAACTTTAGGGTTGATGTCATATACGGATCTACTGAAGTCCAAGAACTTCTGCTCCATCACGTCCAGTTGTTCCTTATTGAAAACCGCAAAAATGTCTTCAATACTAGAATATCCAAATCCTAAACTCATAGGATAAACCTCACCTTCAGGTTCTACTAATGTAATATATTCTGATGGGTTAGGTTTCGGATTTCTAGTTACATCAAAATATCCGTAATTAGAAGCCCCCCAAAAACATCTTACTGATCCGTTGTATATTGCAGGATTACTCAAAATATTTCTGTTTGCAACATAAGATCCTTGAGTTGTCACGGAGTCAAATATTGAATACGGTACTTGATTATAAATTGTTCCGAATGAGGGTGACGTGTAATATGAACCAGTTGAGGTGTTCTTGATAGTTGTTGTCCAAGGGTTCATTCTGAATATGTTCAAAGGTGTACCACCCGAAACGAAAACTTGATCCACGTTGGATTCCGCTATGTTACCAACTCTCATTGTTGAATCAACATATAATTGTATCTCCTCATCTGAGTAAGTTGAAAAACATGGTTTGCCGTTCAAGAAAACGTTCATGTCATTGATCAGTTTCGGATAAAATCCCGATTGAATAGTTTGGCTTGTAAAACTTAAAGATATTGCTGGTGGTGGAAGGGGTGGATTATAATAGTATCCTTGTAAGTAGACTTGTGAGGTAGTACCAGAAGCAAAAGAAAGGCTATAAACTTTATCCTCTCTGAATGTTATCGGGTCAAAGTTTTGTACATAATCAAAATCTTTCCAACATGTATCTAAAATATCAACATTGTCATTAACAAATTTTTTATATCTGTGATAAACAGAACCCAATTTGAGGATCCACGCATATGGTAATTTGTGTATACCTCCGAATCTTTTTATCGAAGAAGCTATGTAGTCTAAACTTTCAACTTCTCCCTTATTTTTGTATGTACCTCTTAATGTGGATAAGGGTAAAGAATTCACTAAAAGGTATGCTCCTTGTACATATGGGTATTTGTTACCTGACTGCCATTCTTGAACTCCATTCTGTAATGCGTTTACAAAATATGGTGTATTCAATATTGATGTCGTCTGTGTTGCAAATCCTGATCCACTTAATCCAACACAATACCCTTCTGTTGACAAAAACTGTGAAGGTTTGTCTCTGAATTGATAAAATATATTCAAGTTGTTCTGTGGAACTACTGGCTGAGTGAAGTTTTTATAGGCAAAACTTGTGACAGGTCTGATCGTTTCTTTCGTTGTACTTTCAATGTAGTTGGAAATAACTTTTTTATCACCATTAACAAAAAGAGTTGTCTTAGTATTATAGAATAGACCTTGAGCCGCCTTCGCGCTTGTTTCTAAATTTGTTTGATTCCAAATCGCGCTTGTAAATGGATACGTGTCACAAAAATCTGGTTGGACGTTTGTTTTAATTAAAGAGTTAAAATTAGTTAGATCTGTTTGTGTCAATCCTCTTGTGACTGTTGAACTTGCACCATCTATAGTACTTGAATCATATATTTCGAATGGTCTATCAACTTCATTTTGGATATATGGTGTTGCAAAAATATCACGAATCAATTTTTGTATGGATGGTCCGGTACCCTGATTAGAAATGTGAGATAAAACTCCTAAGAAGTTTTGGAAATTGAATCCGTAATTTTTGAGTTTCTGAATCAAAAATGGCGACGATACCCCCAAAGCGGTGATAATATTGTCAGCTTCGTTTCTTCCTATTGTTTCATAAATCTCCTTTACGTTACCTCCTCTTTGGAATCTATTATAATGTGAGTTAACGTATGTCCTTTCCCATATTTCGAAGAAGAACTTAACTTCCTCTTTTGTAAAGTAAGGAATATTAGTTTGTGGGAATTCAATACCATTCAGAGTTAGTCTGTTGATCTCCTGATCTTCATTATCTTTCTGTGTGTTGTCTTGAACTTGTGGTCCTTTTTCTGTTGAAGCCTTAACAAACTCCTCTACGAATTGTACTTCAGGCCATTTTGAATAATCGAAAGCCTTTGTAGAATCAACTACACTTCGATCACCTGGGTATTGAATAACAAACCTGTCAGGATTTTTATCATCCTGAACGAAGTATTGTGGCCAAGGATATATTGGTTGTTGTGAGTTAGCATAAATGGAATTATTCATCAGTGCCATCGGATCGACAGGAACATTGTCTTTCATGTCTGAAGATGGGAACTTCATCACGGCTTTTTTTCTGTCAGGATCATCTCTTTTGTCCCACGCTTTTTTGTGGACATCATCCATAATTCTGATAAAAGCTTCGGTAGATGCCATCAGAACTGTTATAATATTTCTTATTGATGGTCTGAAGCCTATACCTTGTGCCTTGTCTTCTAGTTTTGCTGCCAAAACAGCAGTAATTCTTTCTTCTTCTGCTTGAGCCTTAGAGTTTAGGGTTTCTAACATTTTATTTATTAACCCCGTGAATCTATTTTTACCTTCGAAAACATAGAGTTTTATCTTGTCATTTTTTTCTTGTGATTGATCAGACAATTCTATATTAGAAATCAGCTCAGTGGCAATCTGAGACCTTATGTTTGCATCTTCAGATGGGGTTGGAGTTCTATCTGTTTTGTTTCTTATTTTGAAAGTTGCAACAAAGTCTATTGAATTTGGTTCAATTTCAACAAACATGTTTTCATATGTGATAGTACTTTTAACTTCGAGGTTTTTATCCTTAGCTCCTTCCGATCCAAAAACAGAATTACTAGCAAGTATGTCATTATTACTCTGTACCTTTGCCTTCAAACTCGCATCCGCTTTCTGTTTTGTACTTTCACCAGCACTATTCGCACCATCTTTGACTGTCTTTTTCAGTGGATATAAAGCCTCTCCCCCTCCCTTAACCACCAACGCCTTTTCTTTATCACAATTGGCTTCGAACCATGAATCTTTGTTAGTGAGAATTTCACCTTGAAAGGCGTTCAAACTGTTTTTGAAATTCACACTTTCTGTTAAAGAAGACACATCTTCCTTGGTCCATGAATTCATTAAATTAGTTTCAAACATCTCTAATCTGTTCAATAACTCATCAACAGCCAACTCAGGGAAATCCATTGGTATCAATCCCTTCTGTTTATAATCCCTATAGACTTCGTGTATTTTTGCGGTACCACCTTCCTCAATCTGTGTCAGTGATGCTGATTTTGTACTGTCAGATAATGGTTTACTTATTGTATATTGTGTAGAATACATGTGAGGTACTGCCAGTATCGACTGTATTGATATCTCATTCAAAATGTTGAATTTGTACCCATAGAACTGTAAAGTAACTTGGTAGTTACCTGAATAGGTATTAAACCTAGCATTGAAAGATATTAGATTTAGTTGATATCTAATGGCCTGCCCATAGAATCCTTTAAGTGTAAGGTAAAATGGCGGATACGGTAACTGAAAGAATGCTGCGTATGGGGATAAATCACCTTTTTCAAATAAAGCCCTTCCTTGTACATCCTCTAACTCAATAGTTACTTGTGGAACGAATGATGTATCTATCTTACAATTTATAGATGTTATACCAAGTAGTCCAGTATCGTTTTGATTTTGTGTTGGTAAACCAGCTTGTACATTAGCAAAAGGTTTTTGTCCTGTCGATGGTGTGAATGATGCTGAAGATTTATTGGTTGTACCCTTGTTCAAAATACCCTGACCCGTAATCTCATTTGTATAATCGTTTGTGAGGTACTTCTGACCACCAGGCTTCATGAAATTTATTTCCGCTATTGAAACAGTGGTAATCTGATCCTGTATAGTTTGTCCTACCGCAAGTTTTGTTCTCGGGAGAAGTTTCGTTTCCAAATTGGCATACATAACAAGATTTTCTTGGGCAACCGATCTCTCTTGGATTTTTCCCTTCTTATCAACGATCTTATTAGGATCAACCACAATAAAGTTTTGAACGTCAAAATCAACATAGATGTTTCCGTCTTGTCCTGTGAATATACTGTTACCTGCCATAATATAAGAAATGGTTATCCAAAGCCGCTTTATAATCCTGTAGTGAAGTAATCAATGGGTATGGAACAACCAAGAAAGCACCATCAAAAATGTTCTGTTCTAACCCACCAAACTGTGGATTGGCTTGTAGAATTAACCATCCGAAATATGGTGACCCATAATATTCCTCAGATACTTTATCAAGTCTACTTCTATTAACCTTATAGATATGAACCTTATCTGATGGTTTATTTGGTATTGTAACAAAAGGCACAACTGTTTGCTCACCATTGATGAGAAACTCCTGATACCTATTATAATACTGCCCTCCCATTAGTTAAATTTAACTTTGTCGTTCCAAGTTTTATTACTTGTATTTGTATTGACAGTCTTCCCTAAGTTCTTAATAGAATTTTTTTGGTTTTCTGTAGGAGATGTCAATTGTGTGAACACGAACTTCCTTGGTTTATTCTTAGTATAAGGCGTAAACTTCATAAAGTCAGCTACTTTTTCTTTTTCGAATTTTTCAATCAACGTCTGTGTTGCCTTTGTTTCTGCTTGATATAAAGGTTTTATTTTATCCTTCCAATAGTCGTCAAAAACTCTAGCAATTTCTTGATTACCGTCCCCTTTAAGCTCTGCTTTGTTTACAATGTCGTTCAAGATTTTTGATCTGAAGTTTTGGTATTCCTTATCATCAAGAATCACATTATTCATAATCATGTAACCTATTTTGTTTGTAACACCATTCTCATTCCAAAAGAATCCTGATCCTACAGGATTTTGTGGGTTTGTAAGTGCTTCGAATACATTGGTTTCTAATCCTCCTTGATTATTTAATCCGTTTTTAATTACACTACCTTTGATTGATCCTCCTGTTATGTTGTAAGAATAATCCGTTGCAATTTTTTCATTGAAACTTTTTAGAGCAACTGCGACTTTTGTTATGTCGTTTTGCATTTCTATGTAGGTATTTGTGTTTGGTGGGTTCTGACTTGATGGGTCAACTTCTGTAGTAGAGGCACATTGATACATTTTTATTGTTCCGTTTTGGAGAGCATAACCATCATATAGGAACGTACCACTGTCCTGATATAAAACATTCAGTCTGTTCAGAATAGCAGTGAGATTCAATTGTTGTTGTGTTGTCTCTTGTATTATCTTAGTGATAGAGTTGTAATAATTTGATCTTCTTTCGTTGATATAAGAAGCAAAATTTTTCTTAACAACCCTTATCAATTTATTAGAGAAGTTAAAGTTCGTACTTTCTAAGTAATTTATAAAACCATTGGACCCATTATTAATACTTGTTTCATAATCAGTGAAAAACTTATTCATCCTCTTCTCAATATTCTGAGATTTACCAATTAAGTTATTAGCAGTAACTCCATCCGAATTGATAAGTCCCTCCATATAATACCTCTGATATCCCCATTGTTGTAACATAACTCCACCATATTGACTTACAATAGTCTTAGACTGATTGATTGTGTTTGTAAAGAATGTTTGAGATGAATCCAAAAGCACATTCATAATATCTTTGTAATTGATATCTCCTGTATCTAATTGTGAATCGTTTATTGCTCTCCTTGTTATTACACCAATAGTTTCACTATTACCTTTTCCGTTATAAGCATCATTACTGTTAACCGCATTAAGGTTATTCAACGTCTCATTAGCCTGTACTGATTTAATAAACTCAGCATCAAGGGCTTGAGCACTTTCTATATCGGTAGCATCTGCTCTTTCGTCGTAAATCTCTGTATTTGCGTAGTAATTGAATGAAAGGGCGTTTTGTAGTTTGTCAACAGGTTCTTTTAATCCAGCACCACCTAAGAAGTTGAATCCTAAGGTAATGTTAGCAATCATAGGTTGAACTCCAATACCTTCAGGATTTATATCTAATAGAGGCTCGTACGTGATTCCTAGACTTGTTGGTGCAATTTTAATATTGTAAAAATCACCAACTCTCAATATGAGGATTGGGGGTGCCCCAAAAGCTGTATTCATCGCTTGGTCGTACTGTATCGTTGTTTGACCATTAACTTCTTTGATCGTAGGAATTGATTCCCCTGGTCTCATACATTGTTGTAAAAACGTCAATCTTGAGTTAAGTCCTTCAGGTGTCATCGAGTGGAACGCAGGATCAAAGAATTGTAATTTGTCTTTCAGGTTATCATAAACCATGGGTGTCTCTTCTTTGATAACCTCAAAGTAATCACACTCTGTTAAGAATTTCCTTAACACTCTCTTCGTTATATTATCTCGTTGAACCTCGGTAACTGTCTCTACAGGTCCCTGTACATTTGTTTGTGACGATCCTTGGATTGCCTGTGGAGCTTGTCCCGCTGGCACCGCCGCAGATATAGTTTGGGTTGTTGTGATGTTTTGTTGTGGATCTGAAGGTTTAGGAACTACTCTTATGTTTGTTATCTTGGCCCTTCTACAAGCCATTGCGTTCCTTGTATAGATATCTTTATCACCAACGTCACCCTTACCACTTGTACAATTGATTTGATTTGTACCCAAAGTTTGAACGTTAGTCACACCCGCTTGTGGTGCACCTCCAGCATCTGTTGTTCCTTGCTCACCTACTGATCTGATGTTAAATGTTAATGTTTTTTTATCTGTAATGTATTTCTTAAGATCCGTCTCTTTGTAATACTCAACCAAGGATTGACCTCGTCTTTGTCCTAATTCGTTGTTATAATTGGCTGTTGCAGGTGCAGACGCTCCTCCTTCAATATCTATTACAACACTATAACCATCATCTAATATCTTCTTGAGTTCATTGTAGAATGTTGAGGTATTATTCAATTTTTTGAAGCTTTCAATAACCCCGCTACTAAACATGTTTTGTACTTGTTGGGTAGCACTTGTATCTTTTTTTCCGTTCGGACCGGTAGCGTTTTTTGTGTATGTTGCTTGGTTTGTTGGAGAAACATAAGTTGTATAATAACCACCATAACTTCCAACAGCCCCTTTTTTAGGGATATCATTTTCAAAATACACTGCGGAGTTTTTGTATTGATCTAAACTTGGTGTGGTGTCTTTTTGTTCAGGTGAAGGATTGGTTTTATTTGTGGGTGCCGGTATACCTACGTTCAATTGAGCATTTGCCTCTAATATTTCTTCTTTGGTAACAGTAGGATTTGTCAACATCCTTTGTATCTCATACAAATCCGATCTATTGATTGTTGCATATTTTTTAGCGAGTTCATAAAGGTCGTACTTTGTACATCCCGCCATGAATGAATTGATTAACCCATCAATGATGTTCTTCTTCGTCTGATCTTTTAATACTTTGTTAACGATAACGTTAAGAACTGATGGGTGGTCAACAATAATCTTCCACGAGAGTGTACCTGTTCTTTGTGTCGATTTATAGGTGTAAATTGGTTCAGGTCTTCCTAAGAACTCAGATGTGTTCCAACCTGTACTTACATTTTCATTAACAGTTAAACCATAAGGAGGGAACCACATTACTCTACCTCCATTAGGCCCTTTCTCACAATCCGCAAGATCTTCGAACATTTTCGATGTTCTCCACGCCAAGTTCTCAATCGAGAACATATATTTCTTTGCATAAGCCCCATTAGCACCACCAATAAGATTACTTGAGTCTTGTCCCCCGTTTCTTCTGTTTGGAGCAATGTTCAGGTTGTATGTTTTATCGAACACCGAATAAGAGAATCTACGTCCCTCAGTTGTCATACCATCAGTCTTCTGTAAATCGTTATACTGTAGGAATGGAGTATCTTTGGTAAAGACCCTACAATATTCTGCACCTACCTCATTTCCAATTTCACCTACATACGAAATTACTCTCGAACCTTTCGTCATTTCTTTGTATCCATCACTGAATACTTTACTTACTTGATCTATGGCATTTCCTACATGTTCAAATCTTTTTGCACCCGCTGGCTGACTTTCTACAATTCTCTGTGTTTCGTCCAAGATAGATCCTGTTCTGAATCTGAATCTTGTCGAGTTTGAGTCGTCATAAGTAGAGGGGTCAAAATCAGGATCTTCTCCCATTTCCTTACCACCAGGACCTACGTATTTTCCAGCATTCCTTTTGTATTTTGGTGACACCCAAGTCATTCCACCTTCTATACCACCACCATCTACATATGGCACTCCCGCAGGACCTAAACCTGGTGACTGTTCAACTCCTTCATATAGTTGAGCTAACTCAGATGGGCCATAAACAGGGGATTGTATAGGTCTTCCAAAGTGGTCTGTTGGTAAATCACCAATTGGTGAAAACACCATAGATGGATCCGAGGTTCTAGATCCAACGTAATAGTTTGAACTATTTGCTTGACCTCCAACAATTGCACCTCCCAATCTATCGAAGAAGTTTCTGTCATAATCAGGTTTGAACCTGTTCATGTCAATGTTCTTGAACAGAACACTTTTTTGACCAGGACCTGTGTTACTTAAGAACTTTTGAGAACCTGAATCCGCAGATCCAAGTAATCTGGCAAAGAATTTTCCTATACCTGATTGAGTGACAAAAGAAAAAGCTTTCTCAATTTGTTGTATTGTTGTTGGTTGTCCAAGTCTTATTTCTGTGTCCCAATAAGAACCTGGAATTGGTGAAAAAGGAATATAACTTCCTGCTAATCTCACGGCTAAATCTACTGCCGACAATAAAGGATTTGCCGGTTGGGTAATTTGATAATTCGGCTCGATAAGAGGAATTCTGTTTGTTAGAACTCCGAAAAGATTACTACCACTTGCCGCCCCCGCAATGTTTGCTCTACCGACAGTTCGTTGGTATATTTCTACCGCAATTCTTTCTTCAAAAAGTTTTTTAAGTTGTGTTGCACCAATCTTGGCAATGAATGAATCTGAACTCAAAAGACCATTGGAACCTAATGGATCTCTATCGAATAATATGTCAACAGGTTCATAAAATGATGAATTGAAGTTTGGATATGGTTCAAACTCTGATTCCTTAATTACAGTTCCTGTGGAATATTCGAATGGTGTATCTGGAGAATAAACATTGAATCTAGCCATTCTGTCATTGAAGACAACCAATCCATAACCCGATGGGTCTGGTTGACTGTCTACAACCGCTTGGTCAGTCAGTACTGTTGGGTAAGCAACCTGATTTGGGTCGACGTATGGGGCCAACTTGTATGATCTCAGATTTCTTGTTAGAAGTCGTTTTCTGAAGGCTTCTGTACTACCGTAATCTAATGGGCTAGGCATTCAGTTTGTTTTATAATAAATAGGGAAAAGCTAATTTTTTATTTCTTTGCCTTTTCAAGTATGGATTGTCCCGTAGCGTCTTTCATTGTGGACAATAATGTATAAAGTTTCTTAGAACCTTCTTGTGATTCAACCCACTTCTCAATTGTTCTGACAACTTGTGGGTCCATACTACCGTCAGATTTGAATTCGAAAGTAATTTTACCGTCGTGTGTCACGGTCTTGGACTCTGTAACTTGGGCAGACTTTGTCATTTTACCAAGATCCATCGTAGACTTCATTCCTTTTTGGAATTCTCCTCTTGCAGAAGACCCAGGTTTCAAGTAACCACTAATCATTTTTCCTAACTCACTTCTATCATCTTTGAATTTTTCGTAAACAGAATCCATCAATTTTTCGGGGAGGGTTCCCATCTTATCTGCAAATTGAGAAATATCAACTCCTGATCCTTTGAGTTTGTCCATCAATTCTTTTCCTACATCTTGGAATGATTTGTTACCTTGTATTACATCGGCCATCGATTTACCCAACTCAGTGATTGCCTTTCCTGTCACATTCTGTATATCCTTTGTTTCAGGAGCAATCTTTTGAAGAGCATCTGTTACACTTTCCCCTAACTTCCTTGTTATTTCGGGTATTTGTCTTACACCATCTGCTCCGGCAACACCATAAACAATTCTGTTTCTTATTGAGGCAATATCTCCAGCCATTACCTTTCCTGTATCCATCTGAGCCTTAGCAATTTCTTCCATTGTTTTCGGCTCTTTCTTATTTTGTTCAACAGCTTGTTTGAGTTGTTCTTCAGATAAGTCACGTATATTTTTGAATACCTCTTCACCCTTTTCATCTCTTACTTTGATTTGGTATTCACCACCTTTCATTTCAGCAATACTTGAGATGTACATCTTATCTTCTTCGGATAAATTACCAGCAAATCTTATTTGTGAAAATAATCTTTCGGAGTTAGCTGCCGCTAATCCCATCTTAGTGAAATTATCGTAAGACATTCCAGCAGCCTTCGCCAGCTCTTTCATCTGTCTGATTCCACCTGGATCTATCTTGAACGATTTCGTTTTTTCGTCAAATATTGTGAATTTCTTTGCAGCTTCCGCCAAAGACATTTGTAGACCCGCAGGATCATTTATTGAAGCATTCATCAATGCAAAAGGATCTGACAACGCACCAACAGAAATTCCCAATCTTTGGAATGCGGCTGCGGTTTCTATCGCTCCTTCTGGTTCAAAAACTTTTTCCGCGAAGTTTTCGGCATCTCTCATATTCGCCCTCAACATTGCGGATTGTGCTGCCATTTTGGTCAATCCAAGTACTCCTCCGTCAAAGTTGAACCTGTTCAGTAACTCGGCATTGTTAACAACGTCTCCCATTATCTGTTGGGTATTCATACCAATAGATTGTACGTAATTAACAGCTCCGACCATATTTTCCTGAACATTTCCAAATTGGATACCCACATCAGCCATTGTAGAGACTATACTCTCAACATCCTTCCCTAAAACCTTTGAAGTTGTAAACAACTCGGTGATTGCCTCACTTGAAGCAATAACATTCTTTTTTAAAGCACTTGACGTGTCAATAATAGTCTGAGTGGCATCCTTCGCGGTTCCACCTACTTTGTTCAATTCAGGAGTGGCTAAAGATATTTCACGGACAGCATCACTTATACGCTGTCTCATTTGACCAAAGGTCCTATTCACATCACTCGCATAAAGATTCAGATTCTGAATAGCATCAGCAATTTCACCAGGAATTTTGGCAAACTTTTTCAGTTCCTCATCATATGTTCCTAACGAATCTAAATCTTCTCCAGCCATGACTGTATTTTCTTATAAATAGAAGAGGGACCAATTTTAGGTCCCATCTTTTTTATTATCTTCAATCCACTTTTCAAGTAGATACTTCCTCACAAAAACTGGCATAATCAAAAAATCCTGCCAACTGATCTTCATTAATGTACTCAAATAATAGAATTCATCAATTTGAGATTTTCTATAATCAGAAGAAAGGACGAAAAAAGTCCACCCCAAAGCCAACGAATACGGTTAGCTTATCTCCTGATGGGGTTGTTACAACACGTTGCATATCAAGTCTTGGCTCGTTGTCATCCAAGAATTTTCTTATGTGTTTGGAATCCGCAATCATCATCCTACTCACGAACTGAGCAATCTGTGCTCTATCTCTTGACCCATCAACCTCAACAATTTGTCTCTCGAGTCTCCATGTGATTCTTGGTGCTGGTCTACCTTTTGGATATTGGTCAACCATTGCAGAAATTTCATTTATTTGTCCGAGTGTGAGTGGTCTAATTTTCACAACACTGTTGGATACGGGTAATGTAGTTTCGAATAAACCTTCCGCATCAGGTTCGACCCCCTTTTTAATATTCAACTCTGCCAATGAAACAACCGCTTCGAAACTTTTATTAGTTTTAGGATCGTTCACTGTCATTTGAATTTCAGGTCCGAAAGATGTGTTTCTCAAGAAAATAAGGATTGCCTCGATATCTGTTTCAACCAAGTCTTCAGGTTTCATATCAGGTTCATATAACTTAGCCCTGATGAGGTCCATTGTTAGATTGTTTCCTCCACCCAAGATGATATTTTCATCGTTTGCAGTGAGATATCCAACCTTAACTGCAGATTTTTTGTTCTTATAAAAAACACCACCCGATGGTAAAGGCACCACGTCATGAGGTAGGTTTAAATTTTGTGTCGCGTATTGTTGTGTTTGACTATCCATAAAAAAAACCGTGGAGTTTTGTCTCCACGGTTAAATATAAACTGACTTTACTTTTTTTAAAGAATTAATATACAAGAACACATCTATCCATTCTCAAAGTTGTAGAAATGTTTGCCAACGCATCTTGTGAATAAGATAAAGCGTTGAAGTTAACATCTGTTAAGAAAGTTCCATAAAGGATCCATTTCTCAACAACAACTCCTGTTGGGTCCAACATTTCAAGGTCAATATCTTTCTTGTAACCTGCTGCGTATCCCATACGTCCTGTTACAGACTCAGCGTGTAAACGAACCCACTCCATAAGAGCTTGAGCCGCTGAAGGTCCAATTGGGTCACGGAAGGTTACAGGGATTGTTTGCCATGTAAATCTACCAGCAACATAAGTTGATGTATTAAGGAATTGAATTTCCGTCGCATTGATTGTAATGTGAGGTCTGGCCGCGGATTCCACGAACCACTCATTTATACCCAAAGTCGAAGGGAATCTCAGAATAAATCTATTCTGACGTTTCGGTTCGTAGGGTATCGGCATTTTCATCAGTAAGTCAGCCATAATATATTAATTTTTGTTTTTGTGTTTATAAGTATAAATATATCCCCGAAAATTTTTTTCTATTTACTTATTCGGTGAAAAAAGATATTCATTATTCCATTCTAGATTTCTTTCCAGTTCCAGTATAATAAGTTTTAACAATATTATCTGGATCTTTATCAAACCTTTTCTTCATTACTTCTACATTTCTAATATCATCATCAGAAAATCCAATACTAGGTGTGAATTTATTTGCAATGTCTTTTTTAAGGAATGCTCTTTTGTTTAATAAAGCCGCCATGGCTTTGATGTAGTTTACAAACCCCTCCATTGCCTCGACCTTCGCCTCTTCAGGATTCTTCGCAGCTCCTTCATCTCCAAAAGACACGGGGTGGTATTTGTTGAGTTCTAAATATGTCTTGATTAATTCGTCGTCCGTCATTTCTTCTTCACCCACAAATGAACGGTACTTCTTAAGGTTCTTTAATAACTCCTCCTTACTTATACCATTAAAATTATTTATGATATAATTGTAAACGGCTTGTTTAATTGTATTTGGATTGTGACCTCTTGCAGTGATGATAGAAAAAATTGAACCATTGTTGATAGCTTCTCTGAAATCATCGAATGCTGGTCCTTGTTTTGCTTTCATTACATCTATCAGGAACTGTTTATCTCCTCCTGTTCTGAAGTTTCTAAACGGATCTTCAGCAAGACCAACAATTACATCACCTTTATAATCAAAATTCTCTTTACCTATTTTACCTCTATACTCGGCAAAATCTGCGGTAGACATACCAATCTCATCACCATCTTCAGTTTTGAGTACAATTTCAGTTGGCATATGAACAATATTGTCGTCCCAATCAAATGCGTAATATTTCATATCGGGACTTCCTTTTTCCGTAAAACCTTCCCTAAATTCTTTTTTCATGTTTGGCTAAAAAGGGGGGAACTAGTCCCCCCATATTTTATTAGATATTTTCGAAAGTCGCACCTGCTGGTGTAATCAAGAATTCGATATCGATGAATTCAAGAGACTTCGTAGGTTTAAGATAAATTTTACCTGTTAGTGTATTTCTGTCAAGATCTTCAGGAGATGAAGAAACTGTTACACGGAAATCGTAAACACCTCTGTCTCTTCTGATTGAATCCATGATAGGGTTCACACTATCCAAGAATTGTTGTCTTACGATCTCGTCGTTTTGTTCGAACAACAATCTTACTGCTACTGCCGAAATCAACTTACGAGCTTGTAATAGAAGTCTTCTAACATTAAGTCTATCAAGAGCAGATTCTGCAACTTGTAGAGTTTTGTTACCCCAAATTACTGTACCTACATCAGAGAAGGTTGCGATTGGGTTAATTCTTCCTTGATACAAGGTATCTCTGTTTTCTTGAGTTAGTTTGATTCTCGCTTTGATTGAATTAACAAGACCTCTTGTGTAACCCGCTGATGCGTACCATGGGAAAGCAATGTTGTCTGTCAATGCTAAGTTTCTACAAACTTCACCTGTTGCAGGAATATAAAGTTGTGTGTTATTAACAGTATCTCTAGTTAAGATCCAAGGATAGTATGTCGCTGTATAGTTAGAGTCGATACCTGTTTCTTCCAAATTGTTTACCGCTTCGGTTGGGTAAATTAAACCTACGTTATCGTAAGT